CCTTGCAAAATGATGCACAGCGTGACGCCAAACTTGCAGATGCTAGGGCATTCTTTAGTAAAGAAGGTGTTCCATTCTTTGAAACTCGTGGCGAAAGCGACACTAACTTTTTAGCTAGATTGCGTGACCGCATTGTTAATCAAGGCATGGTACAACTTGTAGAAAGCACCGAAGCCCGTATTCCACACATTGAAGATTTAGTATTTGACAAAGGATCTCGCGGTATAGCCGATGCCATTGCCATTATTCAGCATGCGGCTGAAAATACTTCAAAGACTACTACAGTTAAATGGGATGGCAAGCCAGCAATTATCTGGGGTCGTAAACCTGATGGCACTTTTGTACTCACTGATAAGTCAGGATTTCATGCCAAAGGTTACGATGGCCTGGCTACAAGCCCAGTTGAAATAGCACAAATTATGACCAAGCGTGGCGGAGAACGCGGAGAACTTATTGGCATCTATGAAAAATTATTTCCAATGTTAGCAGCAGCCACCCCAGAAGATTTTACAGGATATGTCAAGGGTGATTTACTTTACATTAACCAACCTCCAGAAGTAACTGGTGCATTTGTATTCAAGCCTAACACTATTGAATATAAAATTCCAGCGGCCAGTGCATTGGGTCAGCGTATTGCACAAAGTGAAGTAGGCATTGCCATACACACACGTATACCAGACCAAGGATCAGCAGAACAACCAATTGGTAATGAAAAATTTAATCCAGTGCCAGGACTTTTATTAATTGAGCCATCTGTAAAAGATATTAAAAATATCGCTCCTGAAAATAAATTAATTCGTCAGATCAAACAACTCAATGCCGCCAAGGGCAAGGCCATTGACCACTTGTTTAATCCAGCTGAACTAAGAGCCGCGCAGGTTACTGACTTACCAGCATTGTGCAAACAATATATCAACAGTAGAATTGATACTAATTTTGAAAACTTGTTACCACAATTTGGTGACTGGTTAAAAAACAAAGTTACTCCCCGCAAATATAACAATATTGTAGAATACCTGCAAAGTCCAAGGTCAAATCTGGATGGTATGAGTGCGGCATTTACGGCGTTTTTGGGATTACATGATCTTAAAATGAATACCTTGCATCAGCTTGACCTACAACAACCAGGACAAGAAGGTTGGGTACTTGCTACCGATGCAGGCCGTGCTAAATTAGTCAATAGATTTGGATTTAGTGCCCAAAATCGTGCTCAAAATACACCAAAATAATATCAAGATTCTCCATTTTTTCCAATTTGGCTAAATATTAGTAGGACCTCGAGTCCACATATATAGGAGATTTAAATCATGGCTTCAATTCCATTAGTATCAGGTGGTTCACAACCAGTATTCGCTATTGACACACTCAATGGCCCACAGTTAGCTGCAAATGTAACATATACGCCAGCTGGCACACCAACAAACTTCGCAGGCCCAGCTTACGATTTCTTCGGTGTAGATTTAGGTGCTGATCCTTCAGCTCAAGCAGGTGTTAATGGTGCATTGCAAACAATTTTGCAAACAATCCAACAAACTTGCACAATCGCAATTTATCAAGTTGCAGCTACAGCAAGTGCAACAAACTTGAGTTTGGCTATCTACCCACTCGGCGCATATGACGCAACAACATTACAAGCTACTATCCGCTCATTAGGTTCTAATGTTGCCGGTACGGGCTACAGTGTTGCGGCTGCAAATGTAACTAACGTTGGTTTCCGTTTGGCTACAACAGCTGCATCAGCAAGTTAATTTTAAGGTTTACTTTAAAAACACTAAACCCGCTTAGGCGGGTTTTTTGTTTTGCACTAAATAACAGCAGGGCCTTGTGCCCACATAAAGGAGAATTAAAATGGCTTCAATTCCATTAGTATCAGGCGGTTCACAACCGGTATTTGCGATCAATACATTAAACGGTCCACAACTAGCTGCAAACGTAACATACGCACCAGCTGGCACACCAACAAACTTTGCTGGACCAGCATGTGACTTTTTTGGTGTTGGCTTTGCTGCTGATCCAAGCGATCAAGCAGGTGTTAACGGTGCATTACAAACAATTTTGCAAACTATTCAGCAAACTTGTACAGTAGCATTTTATCAAGTTGATGCTACAACCGACGCAGTAAACATGAGTGTTGCTACATACCCAGTTGGTGCCTTTGGTGGCAATGCTACAGTATCAGCAGCTACATTTGAAGCAGTTATCGTATCATGCGGTTCAAATGTTGCTGGCACAGGCTTTGATGCAACTACAGCTTCAGTAACAGATGTTGGTTTCCGTTTGGCTACTTCAGCAACCGATCCAAGCTAATTTTAAAGTTTATTTTAAAATGTCAAGAAGGCACCGAAAGGTGCTTTTTTGTTGACATTACTTTTTGCCCATGTTATAATGGGTTAAATATCGTACCATGACTGTTAGTAAAATTACCGAAGTAACCGTATTTGAAAGTCCAGATGGCGGCCGAACAGTATATGCCCGACGCCCTGGTCAATCCGTTCGCGAGCTGTATTCTCAAGATCCTTTGCTACAAAAAGAACTAGATGATATCGAACATCAGCGCCGTTGGATGGAAATATTTGGTGCCCGTGGTACTAATCCAGGGCTGAATCAATTATGCGAACAAGTTGAAGTTTTATATGAATTGTCAAAAAATCACGAATGAAATTTGCCTGTAAAACTTTCTTTGACATCACTGCCACAGGAGTCACCGGGCATTATAAATCATCGCGAGTGCCATTTAAAGATCGAGCCGGCCAGTATATACAAGATGAAATAGACTGGAATCGAGCTAGAAATCAACAGCGTAATTGGGAAACCTTGACCCAATTGATTTCTATGCGTACTCAAATATTTGAACTTACACATCCTACCAAGATTGGAAACTGTTGGCACTTTGAATTTGCTGTCGAAACTCCAGATGTGTTCGGAACCGCAGAAAATCCTGTAGAAATATTAGTAAAAGACACCGCAGGTGTTCCTATGTTGGTAAATCTTGGAAATCTTCCTGATTTGACTCCAATATTGATTGTTTCTGGAGCTGATCAAAATGTTTGGTTCAACACATTGTCATAAATAATTCATAGGTCGGCACTAGCTGCTGAACCACCAATAGAGAGAATATAATGGTCGAAGCCACTGATATTGAAAAGAAAAGTCTAGAAGCACACGTAGAACTCTGTGCCGAACGCTACAATGCACTCGAAGACAAAATGTCTGCTATGGATAAAAATATTGCACATCTTTGTGAAATGGTGCAAGAAGTAAAATCATCCATTAGTAAATTAAATGAAAAAAATAATGATAGATTAGTCAGCTGGGGCCTTGGAATTATTGGATGTTTGTCTGCGTCAACTATCTATCTAATAACACACTACGTTCTCAAATGACCGAAACTCAAGAATTTGAACGGGCTCTGAGACAAGAGATCAAGGACATTTTGCCCAACACAATTTGGCAAACGGAAGATGGAGTTTATTCAGTGTTTGGCAAATATAAAATTGCACCAGAAAAACCAGGATATCGCGTTTTTTGTTCTGCTACAGATGTAGGGTTTTTTAGCACATCTAGATCTGCATTAAGTTGGTGTATTGCAGACAAATATCAAGAATATAATTTAGCCCGCGATATACTGGTATTAGATACCAAACTAAATTCATTGAACAGTGATATACGCCTTCGTGCTACCCTAGCAGACCGTAGTAAAGACCCAATTTTTCGCGAAACTATTGAAACAAAATTGGAAACAAAAATTATACATAAAAAACTAGTAGAAAAACAACTTGTCAATTGTGTAAACAGAGCTAAATACTGTCAACAACGAGGATTTAATAATGAAACTGTTCGAACTGGCCGCAACGCAACCGTCAAAACAAGCCGCTAAGGTATTTGAAAGCTATTTTGGTGACAGCATCAATCTTGATGTAATCTCCCCAAAGCAAGCTCGTATGATGCTATCTAAAGTACAAAAATTAGTTAACGAACATCGTCAAACTACTGCTTTCCATTATAGTGAGCAAAACCCAACTTACCTAAAGTTGATGATGATGGAGCAAGTGTTGGCCGCCAAAGTTAGCGAAACTGCCACAGTGCCAGTTGGTACTGCTGTAGGTGCTGCCCAGAATGTTGCTCAACAACAGGCTGGTATTGCCAAAGTTAATCCTACAGTGGCCACAGGTGATGCTGCTAACCTAGCAAAAATTCAACAGATCAAAGATCCTAAATTAAAGCAAGTCTTGACCAAGTCACAGTCAGGACAGAGCCTTAATCCAGAAGAACAAAAAATGGTTGCTCAAGCAGCCTTACAAACAGAGAGTAAACAATTGAGAAATAGCCTATACCACATCCTCCGCGAATCAGAAGTTCAACAAGCTCAAGTAGTACTAGCAAGCCAAGACATGGTTGACGAAGTTCAAAAAATGTCCGAGCAAGTTTCAAGTATGCAGTTTAAAGACTTACCAGCCTTGGTTGATCAAATTAAAAATCAAATTGGTGTTGACCAAGCCATGCAATTCAACACAGACGCTACTGCTGCACTAGCAGGCTTGTTACAAAACCTGCAAGGCGCTCGTCAACAATTAGACCAGGCTCTTGGTGTAGTCACTGGTCAAGCTGCTCCTGCAATTCCTGGTGCAGATGATTTAGATGCCGAACCTGACCTAGGTGGTATGCCTGGTGAGGAAGACATTGATATCGAAGAGCTCCCATCAGAAGAGCCAGAAATGGGTGCGCCTGATTTAGGTCGCGCAAAACGTTAATATGTTAATCTTTGAAGTAGAAGGTTCCGAAGCTGTTGATTCTGGCAAGCTCATGGCACTGACTCAATTTTTATCTGGCCGTGCCAGCGAAACTGATGGCCGTAAACAAATTTCTACCAAAGCATTTATTGAACTCGCACAAAGTTTAGGTGTTAATGTTACTGCCAATACACTCGGCGACTTGATTGCACAAGAACCGTTGAGCAATGTATTAGAACCATATCAACCAAATTCAAATGTAGTCAGTTTCAAGGGCGATGAAACACTGCCCAACACTGACATGGATACAGCACAAGCAGAAAAAGTAGTAGACTCGAATGCCAAGTCGGCAATGAAGCGTCGTACTTAATATGGTTGACAATTCCTGTTAATTGTGATATACTACAGTAGTAAAGGAGATACACATGGCTTACTCAGATAAAGTAATTGATCACTATGAAAATCCACGCAATGTGGGCAAACTGGAAATAGATAACTCAGTAGGCACCGGCATGGTCGGAGCTCCGGCCTGCGGTGATGTAATGAAATTACAAATTAAGGTCAAAGATGGAATTATCACAGATGCAAAATTCAAAACTTATGGTTGTGGGTCGGCGATCGCTTCATCGTCACTTGTCACCGAATGGGTCAAGGGTAAAACGCTGGACGAGGCTGGCGCAATTAAGAACTCTCAAATTGCAGAGGAACTCGCGCTCCCGCCAGTTAAAATCCATTGTAGTATCCTTGCGGAAGATGCTATTAAGGCTGCGGTAGCAGATTATAGAGCTAAACAATGATCACAGTAACTGATACCGCTGCCAACAAAATTAAAAATAATCTCGAGAAGCGTGGTAAGGGTATTGCTATTCGTGTAGGTGTAAAAACCACAGGCTGTTCGGGCTATGCTTATTTTATGGAGTATGTTGACCAACTTGGTATTGAAGATATATTACTGAGTGATAATAATACTGTTATTGTAACTGACCCAAAATCGATTCCGTTAGTTGCGGGCATTACTGTAGATTATGTACGACAAGGTCTCAATGAAGGATTTGAGTTTCATAATGACAAAGAAAAAGACCGTTGCGGATGTGGCGAATCATTTAGAATATAGCAAGGTTGATAACTTGACAAAGTTATGCTATAATCAATA